CCGAGAAGGTTCGCTGTCCTGGCCGGTGTGCTTTTTGGCCCGACTCCACCGTATGCGCTGCTGGCCCTACCACCAATTTGTCGGCGAGAAACCTTTGTCACCTCCCGAGCACCAATACGTGCATCAAGTGTCGGTCTGGAATCATCGTCACCGTTTGTCAGTTTCATCAAAGTGGAATTAAGGCCAAGTAGGTTACCTCCCATTGTCCTCAGTTCCTGCCTTATTGCATGACCTATGGCAAACTTATCATAACTGCTTATTCCTGGAAATCCGTTTATCATTTTAAAATCGTGTTTCTAATTTTATTGACTATTTTTTCTTGCGCCTTGTTTATCTATCTTTTCAATCGCGTCGGATATCATTTTTGAAAACTCGGACATAAGTCCATTGTTATCTTTCAATAATTGTACTATATCAATTGTCCCTATCTTTCCGTTGTCCCCATTAACGTCCATTGACAGTGTTCCGTTAAGGTTTATTGTATATTCTCCACCGCCATTATATGTTGCCTGTCCGGTTGTTTCTTGTGCGGCAGGTTTTGAAACGGTTTCTGACGGCATTGTCTTGTCATTTGGTTTGAATGCGTTATTCCTCCACATGTTAACGGATTCCCTAAATGCTTCGTCTAAACCGTCAATAATAATAGGACTCGCAAAAAATGGTTGATAAATTGGATTGCCGGTTATCGCCTCAAACCTGCGAGTTGGACTGACAGCGTCCGTAGCGGTTATTACGGCTTCACCATTCGGAATTTTATCTGTTCCAGTTGCTTTCGTAGTTTCCAGAAAATCAGCACCTAAAGTTTCCTTCATGAAATCATTGGCTTTCTTCGTGAATCCATCAAAAAACTTCGTAACCGCATCCATCGCTGATTGCATGGCTACCGGCAAGGAACCTTCCTTTCCAAATGTATCTTCTATTGCTTTGGATAGCATCGCTTGGCCTTCGCTTAACGAAGTTGCATCAAAAGCCTTTCCAAACTTAACTAATGACCCAAAAGCCGCAGAAATAGCAACACTTTCGGTTTCTTTAAACGGGAAATCCATCTTTCCGGCAGCTGATATGGCTCTGTTGTCAATTGCGTTAACCAAAGTATCAACAACAGCTTCCAAAGTACTTACACCGCCAAGGACGCCAGGCTTAATTTTATTTAAGGCAGCTTCATTTGAAATTTGTTTAGTTCTTCCCTCAAGCATGTCCTTTATACCCATTACCGACTTTGCAATTACCTTTATATCTTCACTTTCGGTCCTGGTTTCCTCTATAAGTTTCTTCTGGAGTTCTGGGTCCCCGGATATTTGTGATAATGTTCTAAACTCCCCGCCAATTGTTGCTCCGGCCAGCCCCGTCTCACTATCAATCGTTGCAATGTTCGGAAGCATTTTTTTGACTTCATCTGAGAAAGTATATCCTTGCATTTGGGACTTTACCTCTCCTATTCTTGCCTGGGAGAACGCCTGCTCTAACACATTATTTGCATCAACACCCATCGCCTCAGCCGCACGGATAAGTTTCATCCTTTCAAGAGGGTCCATTCTTACTTCTTTCCTTGACGCATCATAATAAGCTGCGTTCTTGGTCATCTTGTTGAATCTCTCTTGGAGTGAACCCATATCTGTCAGGCTTTCATTCAACATGGCCAACGGATTTGCTAAACCTGCGAACGACCCACCAAGAACCTGCAGTCTTGACGCTGTCTCTATTGCTCCTTCAACTGTCCCAACTTTCTCAGCAAATCTTGAAATCTGGCCCATGTCCTGTCTGATTTCTGTCGCCTTCCTTGCCATTTCTTGAAGGCCCCTGACACCATCCCTGAAATTATACCTTTGAGCCATTGCCAGATTACTCGTAAAATTTTTGGCATATAACGATGCATTTATGCCATAGTCGGAAGCTTGTTTAAACAACTTTCCAGCTGCTTTTGTCGCTGAATTCATTGACTTTCCTACTTTGTCAAATCCGGCAACTATGTCTGATACAACATCATCGCCAAATACTGTTCTTGCTGCAACCAGATTTTCTATTTCAGAACCACCGAATCCCTTGTCAATAACTTCTCCCTTTTCGTTCTTGTATACGCGTTCAACGTTATCTATCGCGATGTTTCTTCCTATTTTTGAAAGAACCTGACCCGTAAGTTTGAACATCTCTTCACTGGAGATATTATAATTCATGGAGAGAGACAGTGCCTTATTTTGAGCAATCATCCTCTCCGTCATTGTCATTATGGATTGACCAGCGAAGCCTACGGCTTTTCCTAAGTCAATTGCAGCTGACTGTATTTTTGAAAAAGGCTCTATCATAGACTCTAACGAGCCAAGCATAGCATTAAGGCTCTGGCTAACTTTACCCAGACTTTTTGTGCCATCCGCTATCATTCTTTGTAGAAGAGAACCATTTTTTGCTATTTCAGCTTCATTTGTATCTTTTGACATTTTGAAAATATAGTTTCTCAGTATAAATATCTTCTGCGTATTTTCTTAAGCAAGAAAAAGGGGTATATTAACCCCTTCTTGTTCTGTTTTTTATGTTTTCCTGCTCAATCTTAGCGTACGTATTTATTTCTTCACCGTTGTATTTCCTTACACCGCTCTTCCTTTCATGCTCTGCCCGCAATCCTTGTTGCTCGGCATTATGCTTTTGGATAAAGTACCTTCTATCATGAACGGGGAGTTTCATGACGGTTTCCATCGGTAGTTTCATGTAATGCGTACATCCCCAGATTTCATCCTTAAGGATTCGCTCATACTCAGTCGGTATCAGTGAAAAAAATAAACTGGTCAAATTGTAGAAACACCTTCATGGAGCCACCTCCGAGACTCTTTGGCTTTTCTATCTCAAAATTATAATCAACTCCTGGTGTGTTTCTAACTATGTATTTACGTATAGAAGCTGCATCGCGAATCGGCATCGTAAGAACATAATCATGGATGAATTTCCTGTCCGTATTTCCGTTAACAGACATGATTTGCATTTCAAGCTCGTTTGATGCCCTGTGTGAATATTTTGATTCACCGTTTTCGTGCTTTTCCGCCCAATTTTCAAGCGTCGTTATCGCCTTTGAAATTTCTAAGCGGTCACTTGCCGTCATATCATCTTCTTCGTCAAGATAAAATTTCAAAATGTCATTGTATCTGTCAAGAACATGCTTTTTCAGGCTTGATACCTCGGATTCGTCAAGTCTGGCAAGGTCAACGTAATCGCCATGTGTAAGGAACCTGAACTTAATCTTGTCCTTCGTTACCGGGGTTTCAAAATCAAACCATCCGTTTTCGTCGCCAACCAAATTAAATTCCTTGTATTTAATCTTTGAAAGGTCTATTTCCGTCTCAAAGCTTTTCTTTGTCTCCGGGTCTGTTGTCGTTACCGAATACATGTTACCATACGCGGAAGAACGGAGAAAAAGGATAATTGCATCTCTATCTCCGTCAAGAAGGTCATCGGCATTGATTTCCGGGTCGCGAATCTTTTCCTTCAATATTACGTCAAGAACCATATTATCACGGTAAAGGTTTGGTGAAACTATGATATTCTCATCCATTGCAGTCAGATAAGACACCGCAATTCTTCCCTGTTTGTTTGGATAACATTCGCCCTTTGATGGAAGAGGAATGATGTCATAAGCAGCCATCGGATTTGCCTCATCTCTTGACGGAATAAGGTTGACAACCGATTCTAACTTCTTACTCCTTTTTATTTCTTGCGGACGTATTTCCTTTTCTTCGGCAACCTTTGGCTCGTCTTCCTTCTTTGTTACTTCTTCAATCTGTTCAAACACGGTCTTTTCAATTTGTTTTTTCTTTACAACTGGCTTTTCCGACTTTTCACTCCTTTCAAGCTCTTCCATTGTCCCACCAAGAAAAAGCCATTTATCTATTACATCCTGTTCGCCATTATGGAGTAGTTCAAGCTTTTCGGAAATCTGGTCATCAGTATATTTTTTGGTACCATCTTCCTTTAAAGCGTTTTTCATCGCGTTTGTGGTTTCATTAATTGTCTTCTCCCACATGTCAAAAGAGGCCTTAAGTTGTCTCTTCTGTTTTTCAAGGTCTTTAATTTCTATCTTTGGCATCAGTGTCTCTTATTCTTATCTCTTATTTTTCTTTGTTTCTCAGTATATTTTCCAATGGACTCCTTTAAGGTCTTCATTACCTTCTCCGGATTATCGTGTATGTCATGTTCCCAAATTCTCAATATCGGTATTCCATGGGATAACGCCCACTCGTCCTTAACCCTATCAACCCATTCGTTGTGCTTCTGCATCGGGTTCTTTTGCTCATAAGTCAAGCCATACGAGTGGTAATAGTCCCCATCAACTTCAATGATGACATTCGCATCCGGGCAAAAGAAATCATAAAACCGGCCGATATCCTTTGCCTCAAACTGTCTGATGTATTTCACCCCCAGTTGGTCCAGGAAGTTGCTTGCGAAATAATCTTCAAGTTTTGAAGTTCCGTACTTCGGGTGCGGTCTTTTACTTGGCGCTGTTTTCCTTCTTTGTGTCTTCGCCTTCGGTTTTGATTTCGGTATCGGTTGTGCCATTGCTACTTATCGGTCCAGCAAACAATGTTGTCTGCTTTATTTTCAAATTTCTATACTTGAAAACCGCCTCGCAGAAATGTTTTTCTTCCCCGAACAGTCCGGTAGCAGTGTTATCCAAAACATTAACCACGCGACACCCATAGAAACCCATTTCATAGGAAACGACCCTATGCCCGAGGTCGGCCCTCACCCTAATAAATATAGGTTTCCGCTTTTTGAAAAATCTCATCCTGTCGGACCTTTCTTTCAGAAGATAGAGAAAAATTTCATAGTCTCTCGGGTCGGAAAAATGCATACAAACAAGTTTTTTCTCGGTATTGTATTGCGCGGTTACAAACTCCGTATTCACCATATCACAATAGCTTGACAGGTCGCATGACGTGTGGGTCCCTGGCTGGTTTGTCTTTTCCTTGCCAAGTTCAACCACGCCGGGAACAGTGCCAAGGTCATCGTCAAACGGCTCATCATATACAGGCTCGTCATCCTGTGGCTCGGTCTCTTCAACATTAACCCAAGCATATGCGTCTTTTTCTTCTATCTCAGGAACACTCGTGGTGCCAGAATGGATAATCGTCACATCTTCATCTGGTGCATCGCATTCCACGTCGTAGGAGCGTTCTTCCACCTCATCAGACTCTGCTTCAAGGGGAACCTCGTCACCGGACACTTCATCTGTTTCCTGGACTTCCGACTCGGAGACAGAAATGTCGTTCCTTTCTTCTTCCTCGGAATCAACAACGTCCGCTTCGTATTCTTCACTATCCAACTGGAGCCTGACCGACGGATTTACTCTGTCCATGAAATCATCATCAAACTGATTTACGGTTCCGACAATCGTTGCTTCTTCGTTGTCTGGACTTTCCGGCTGTACGTATCCAGTGGGCTTTTCATCTGGCTCTTTTTCCAAAACCGTCGCCGTCGGTGTCTCATACACCTTCTTTTCCTTTGGGAGTTCAACTGATGGCTCGTCCTCCTCAAACTCTTCTGTTTCAATATCAGCCTTCTCAAAGTTCTGTTTCAACGGCTCCCTGTCACTAACCGCTGTCGCTGGCTGGTCCTTTGTTTCCATACCATCCCTTGTCACACCGAGAACATCCATGATTGCATCGTATGAGGCATCCTTGTCGCTCTCCCTCTTGAACGCGGCCTTAAGGAGTGAAAGCCTAACTTTCTCGTCGCGTATTCTTTGTTTCACAGGGCCTGGATTTTTTCCACGAAGCTGCACCTCACGAAGAACGGCATTGAGGTTGTCAATCTGGTTTTCAAGTGTAAATATGTCATCTTCCATTGCCTTGAGGCTTACCACACCGCTATATGTGTAGCCCTCTGCTATCTCATCCAAAATGTTCATAAGTATAAAATTTGTCTATCTTAAAGATAGGACAAAAACTCGTTAAGTCAATAAAAACTGTTTAACCAACTATTTATAATGTAAAAGAACTGAAATATGAAAAAGACAGTTAAGGAGAGTATCAACGAGATGAAAAATATGGTCGAAAAAATGCCTAAGACTATCAACGAAACCCTGAACTTTGAGGGCGACGACGAGGAGCTTGGTGCTTACGACGACGAAAATATGGAAGAGGAACCGATGGAGAAACCAGAAGAAAAGGGTGAAGAAAGCATGGATATCATGGCCTTTGTTGATGACATTCGCAAGAAGTCATTGAAGGGTATGGCATCGCTCGCTGAAACCCCCGACGATGAAAGATATCAGCTTCTGAAAAAGATTTGGCAGATTTGTGACAAGAAGCCGGAACAGCAGACCGCTTTCGGCAACCCGGCCAATGCACAGCCTCAACAGGGCCAGATGCAGGGTCAGATGATGCAACAAAATCCACAAATCCACTAAAAAAAATCCATAGGACCCTATTTATTAGAAAAATAAGAGATTAAGATTAGTAATACAATGAGTGACCTTCTGACTAAAATGCCCTTGACCTATGAGCCGTTGAGGAAAAATAGATGGATACTTCGCTTCCCAGCAGACCTTGGAATACAGGAATGGACTCTTGAATCAGCAAAGAGGCCTCAAATCAATCAGCCAGCAACTGAAATCCAGTTCATTAACACTTCTACTTATGTAGTTGGTCGTTATACCTGGGGTGAAATCAATGTTGTTTTCCGTGACCCTATCGGTCCTTCAACTTCCCAGGCTATCATGGAGTGGGTTCGTCTGACCTCTGAATCTGTAACTGGCCGTCAGGGTTATGCTATCGGTTACAAGAGAGACCTTGAACTTGAAATGCTTGACCCGACCGGAGCTGTTGTACAGAAGTGGATTCTTAAGAACTGCTTCCTCACTGACGTTGACTTCGGTGACCTCGCTTACAGTGACGATGGCCTTGCTACCATTTCCGCAACCATCCGTCCGGACTACTGCATCCTCGCTTACTAATCATTACTTTATAACAAAAAAGAAGAGCACCCGAAAGAGTGCTCTTTTTTATTCAACTATCGTCCAGACTTCAATTAGTTTTCCAAAATCTTCATATCTTAAGGTTGTATACCCATTATTTCCGAATCCAGTACCCCACGAATTTCTTATGATAAACCCATCTGAATTATATCCTACTATTGATATTGCGTGATAGCCATAGAATCCATCACCAATCATTTTATTCCAGAATTCAGGCCTGTTACTAAAAACAGGAAGTGCCCCGACACATGGGCCGTTCATTACGAGGGCAAATTTTAAATCATACATATTTCGTATCAAAGCATACTCCTTTATTGTCAGATTTCCAGACTTAGACGAAACACCATGATGCCTGAGATAACTGAATGCTTCTTTGAATGTCATACCCTCACCAGAAGTTGTCTTTATCCCGTATATTTCGTGATAATTGATTTTGTTATCCTTCTTGCTACCGGTTTTCAGATTTTCTCTCCAGTTAAGGAATGCGGAGATGGAACATGGGACACATATTGATTCTGCACCCTGATTTAAAACACCTGGCAGAAATTTTCTATAAGAATATGAATTTGGAATCGTGGTTTGTGGTTCACCATTTCCAAAAATATGCTCGGTGCCATCCATCTTAGACGGCGAAAAGCCGAATTGAACATCTTCTTTAAACATAACTATTCTTCTTCACTTACAACTTTTCTTTTTGAAACAGCATACATATCACCCCTTTCGGTTAATATATATATCATTTCAGCATCATTATTAAGTTCCTTGATGTACATATATCTTACAATGTATTTCTTTGTTTCATAATCATTGTAAGATTTACTAATCCAGTTGTTCAGGTCTCTCGGAAGTACATCAACAACACACATTGAATCAACCTGTTGAACTGTATACATATGTACTACTTGATACATGTTCTGCGTAGTTCCCATAACAGCCTCTTTGTCACCGTTTCCTTTGTTTGATATTTTATTTATCAAACCGCAACCAGTGAACGAGAAGATTATGGAAAACAATACAATGAGACTTAAAAATTTGTTTTTCATACTCTATCTATTTTACTATAAATAGTACATTTGATTCATAAACAAAAAGGGAACCATTAAGTGGTTCCCATTTTTTAAAGAATGTTTCTGTTAGAGCGATTCATCAAACTGTACGCTTTCCGGATAGACTACAAAGCTAATGCTGATGTATTCCAATGCCGGAGTAGGCTTGATGAGAATCTTTGCAGGAAGAATGTGTTGGTCACGCGTCTCTTCCGTGGATTCGGTAACAACACGATAGTCATAGATACCTCTGTTGGACTTCACATCCTGCAAGATTGGCTCAACCAATGAACGGAACTGCTTCTCAAGCGTAGCATCATATTGCTCAAAGATAAGATATCTTGATGCCTGTGATATGAGCTTCTTGACGCGAATCATAAGTCTTGAAACATTGATTCTATTACGAGGTGTCTCTGGATGAAAGACAGTCTTATTACCCCAAAGCTTTACGCCATCAACAGCAAAAGTCTTAACCGGGTTGATAAGGTTCTCATAAAGCGTGTCTTCATCAAGAAGCGTTGTCTTGTAGTAAGCCTTTGCACACTCAACTTCACCACGG